GGCCGTCGCCCAGAACCCGAGTGACCACGGCCGGGCTTTCCAGCCGCTCGGCGGGCACGCCAGGGTGGGCCGGGTTCCCGGCCTTGCGATAGACCACGATGCGCCCGATGGTGGGGATCATAGCTGCACCCCGCCCAGGCCCACCAGGCGGGCCAGCCGGATGAACTCCCGCCCGTACAGGGTCAGGTTGTAGGCCCCCGCACCTTCCTCCGTGCCCATCTCGGTGTTGTAGGCCACCGAGACGCCGCCTACGGACTTGCTGCTCACCACCCCGCCGCCCAGGCCGCCCTTGCCGGCCAGCAAGCCCAGGGCGACCTTATGGGCGATGAACAGCGCCAGCCCCTCGTCCAGCAAATTGCCCCAGCGGGACGGGGCGAGGCGGGCGGTGCCGACGGCAAGCCAGTAGGCAACGGTCTCCGGGGGGACCGCAATCATGTCGGAGAATTGCGGGTAGGCCGCCCGGAAGGTGTCGTCGTCCACCTGAGCTACTTGGGCGCGGGCCGCAAGCTGGCCTGGCGGGTGGCCTCAAGCCTGTCCCGGGCGGCTTGCGCTGCGCTGACATCGGACGCCTTGGCGGCATCCTCGGCCTTCTTGGCCTCGGAACCGGGCCTGCCGGTATCCGCGACAAGCCGGGCCATGCCGTCAACCGGCTCGTTGTAGGTCGTGCCGGCGTCCTCGGCCGCCCGCTGCGCCGCCTCCCTTGCCTGCAGGTTGTCCTTGCTCCACGAAACCGGGCCTTCCTGGCGCAGCGGCGGGGCGTTGGGGTTGGGCATCTCAGGCGCCGCCGTCACCCGCTGGCCCGCTTCGTCGGCCTCGATCATCATGCCGTCAGGGCCTTCAACCACCGGGACGCGGCCCTTGGGGGTGCCGACCAGGTGGGCCTTGACGAAGAAGTGGTCCGCGACCTCCTGCGGTACATCGGACTCGCCCTTGGCAACGGAGACGGTGCCTTGGGAGGTGACGACCTCGAAGGCCGACGTGGTGACGATCTTGGTCATCTGGATACCTCGTGTTGGGGCTGCGGGCGGGGCTGCGGAACGGCCTAGAGGCCGTCCGCATAGGAGGCGAGTTCGGGATAGACCCACTCGATCTGCCCGATGCGGCCCCAGTACGTGGTCATCTGGTAGAGCGAGCGGTACTCCACCGGGGTGCGCTGCAAGGAGGTGGCCGGGAAGCGCACCCGGTCCTCGTCCTTGGTGTAGGCGATCATGCGGTCCAGCCCGCCCACCCCGCGGCCGACCAGCCACTTGGCGGGGAAGATCTCCAGGGGCTTGCCGTTGATGGTGTTGCTCAAGCTGTTGTTCTTGAGGAACTCCAGGACCGAGGTGCTGCCGGCGGTGCTGATCAGGCTGGCCACCAGGCGCCCGAAGGCGACGGGGGGCACCAGCAGCCGCGTGGGCGCGAACGTGTAGCCCGAGGCGCTCCAGGTGGCCGTGATTAGGCCGTTGATGTCGGCCAGGATTTCGTTGGGCGTCTTCACCGCCCACGTCGTCCCGCCAACCCCGGTGACGACGTTGCTGGCCGAGATCATGGGGCTGTTGAGCAGCCCGTAGGCACCCAGCTTGCCGTCGCCGATGTACGCCTGCTCGTCCATGTCCATCGCGTGCTTGAGTTGCATCGCGTTGAACTTCTGCTGGTCGATGGGCCGGCCCAGTTTTGCCGCCGTGGCAAGCTCGGGCAGGGTGTAGGCCAGTTCCATGCCCCAAAGGTGCAGGGGCTGGGCCGTCTTTCCGATGTCCAGCGCGATGCCGGTGATGGCGTTCACGTCCTTGCCGATCCAAGCCTTGCCGCCCGGCTCCATCCCGCCGGCACTGGCGAAGGTGGAGTTGGTGAAGCTGCTGATCTCGTCGGCAACCGTCACGTCCGAGCGCAGGTCAACGTCGCGGCCCCAGGAAACCACCGCCAGCGGCTCGTGCAGCTTGGGGTCCAGCCGCTCCAACTCGGAGAGCAGGAAGCTGCCGGTGCTGTCCACCGTGGCCTGGTCGAAGGTCATGAAGTTGTCGAGCGTGCGGGCGCGAATCAGCGCAGGTGCGGCCAGCGGGCGCGACGACGCGGTGTTCTCCGCAAGGGTCAGGCGGGACGAGTGCATGGGTAGGCTCCTTCGAGGGAATGGCGCGCATCGCTGCGGGGCCGGGGCCGCGTGCCCATTGCGGCTTTCAGTCGGGCGGAGGCGTCTCGGTTGCCCCCGCCGAGGGGGGGGTAGTGTTGCAAGGGCCACCCGCGAAGCCGAACTGCTCCCCGGGTGGCGCTCTGGAAAGACGCTGTGTATTTCGCCTAACCAGTTGATATTGCTCTAGATATTTATTCCCGCCTCCGCATTTCCCTGTGCGTCGGCCGGCCCCATCCAGTAGGACTGGGGCGGCAGGGCGATGGTGTTGACGCCATCTGCTGCCGCCTCAAGCCCCCCGATGGGCTTGCCGGCCGAGGGGGCGGCGATGCGGATGAACACCGTCCCGCCCTTGGGTGCCGCCGCGGCGCCGCCGAGTAGGACGGTCATGTAGCCGCGCTTCATCACGTTGATGACCCCGGCGTAGTTGCCGAAGCTCACGATGTTGCCCAGGCCGTCCGTGGTGTTGCCCAGGCTGCCGCCCGGGTAGGGGCGCACCAGCATTCCGGCGAACGACGCGGCGGTGTCGGTGCCAACGAAGGCGCGGTAGCGCCCGGTTGCCGGGTCAATGGCCAGCGGCAGGCCGTAGCCGGCGGGCATGAAGCCCACGAGGGGCAAGCCGGCCTCGATGGTCAGGTGTTCGGCGCGATTCGTTGCGCCAGGGATCCCGCTGGGCATGCGATAAAGAAAAGCTGGAATTTCAACCTCCTATAGCTTGATCTGCATGTCACATGACAGGCATTATGCCGCGCCCTGTTCGGGCACGATGGTTGCCTTTCGCGCCATGCAAAGAAGGGTATCAAACACCCGCTTGACGTGGCACGCGAAAACGGCCGGCTTTGCTAACTACCTACTGTTGGGGCTGTAGAACTTTCGGTTCATCTCATTGATTTGGGCGGGCGTCATCGGTCCCTTGTGCTGCTCGGTGCCGGACAGCAAGCCGGCCCGCCCGGCGCCCGCGCCGCGGTTGTTGGCCGCCTTGGCAAGCTCGGTGGCCCCCTGGAAGACGAACCCCACGGAATCGCACGTCATGGTGGCCAGGTCGGACCCGGCGGGCAGCACGGCGTTGACGTGCGCCCGGCTGGGCACGGCTGCCTGGGCCGCGGTCAGCACCTTGCGGCGGAAGCCGCACAGGGCCGCCTCGGTGTCGGCAAAGCGCGCCTTGGCGTCGAACGTCGGGATGGCCACGCCGGGCACCAGCGTCTCGGCCCTGGACACGCAATCCTGGAACACTGAAGCCAGGGCCACGCTGTCCTTTGTGGCGGCATCCGCCGTCTTGGTCTTCTCCTTGTCCTCCTCCGCTGCATCGGCCTTCTCCTTGGCCGCGCGTGCCTCGGCCAGCGCGATCTCTGCGACCTTGACCGCCGCGTCCTCCCGCTCGCCGTCCTTGGTTACGATGCCCACGACCTTGGCATCGAGCGCCGCGACCTTGGCGCCTATGTCCTTCACCGCGGCGTTGAGCGCCGTCATGGCGTCCGCCGTCACCTTGACGAACTCCTTGATGTCGGGGGCGGCCTTGTCGCCCGTGGAGGCGGCATGGACGTTGATGACCGGCCCGCCGGAGCCGCCGCCGCCTACGGGCGCTTCGGCCAGGGCCGCGGCCAGCATGGTCTCGTCCTGGGCCTGGAATGCGCTGCGGATGCGGTCCATCCAGGTGCGCGAGCCGGTGGTGGTGGTGGACATTGCTTCGTCTCCTATGGAGCAGGTTGGGCCGCACCGCCCTTGCGGGACCAGGGCGACGTGGTTGCCGATGATGTTGGTCTGGTCGGCAAAGCCGGGTTTCGTTACGGAGTATGAGGCGTCATAGCCCAGGGAGACTGATCGCTTTCCCGCCCGGACTTCGCGGATCGCCGCCGCGTCCTTGATAACCAGGTCTGCCAGCAGGACGTGGCTTTGATCGCCGGTTCCGCGCCGCACGTTCTGCATGTGGCCGACCGCAAAACGCCGCCAGTTGGCCGGTGTAACGTCCACGCCGGGGTGCAGGTCAACGATGGACTTACCTTCAAAGCTACTGATTGCGTCCGGGTGGAACACCGCATCTTCGGATCGGTGGACGTGGATTAACCCGTCGGGGCCGGGCGCAATCGGGAGTTCGCCGGGCGCATACAGCAGGTCGCCCGTTCGGCTGACAGGGACGCCTTCGCAAATCAGGAACCCTTCGCGGCTTACTGACTGGACCTTGCCGAGACGTTCCGTGGTGTGGAACAGCGTCATGGCAAGGTATCCTTATCCTACATGCACAAAAGCCCTTGCTCCCGTGCCCATTGATAACGGTCTTTGGCGCATTTGCTTCTATTGCAAGAAACGCACATTATTTGCAGGTTAGACGGCCAGTTGCTTCCACCGTTGAAGATGGCAACCTTGTGGTCAACCTCGTACTTCTTCGCAAGGCGGCACAGACAGGCAATGCACTTGCCCTTCTGTCTGTTGTAAATCGCCATCACATCGTCAGCCGTATGATGGCCTTCTGCGGATCGTTTTCTGGCATTATAGTTTCTAGTGTTCGCGGCCAGCTTTTCATGGTTAGCAATCGCGTAGGCTCTGCCGCGCTTGGCGATCTTCTCGACGTTGGCGAGGTAGTAAAGCCTGCCGGAAATGCGACACCTTTCTTTGTTGTCGCGCTTCCATCGCTGCTGCTGGGCGCGGAAAGCATCGGGGTTGTTCTGATGCCACCGGAGCGAGCGGACCCTTTGCTGGGACCGCTCAAGCTCCCCTCGGGCCTTCCTCCAGATCGTTCGTTCCGCCTTGTGCGTGGCGTGATATTCCCTTGAACGCGCCCGGCACTCACCAAGATACGCCAGCCGATGCTTGTTAGCGCGGGAACGATTGCACTCCAAGCAGACACCGCTTGCTGTTGATCGTCCCTCTATATGTCCGGCATGGCACTGCCTGCCGTTCCAGTATGCCTTGTCGCCTAGCGCCTTTGCCTGCTCGCGCGTGACAATCTGGCGTGGTGGTGTAACCTGATATTCGGCCATTCCGGGTGCCCCTGCATCCGCTTGGTCAGGGCCGGGATCAAGGCGCTCGAACGCCTCCCGGCCCGCTCACACAGTAGCACAACCCAGCTACACTGGCGCCTCCCGGCGTGAAAGGGTTTCGTCAGCGGGCCGGTGCAGCCTTCGATGCCGGGGCGTGCTTCTGCACCGCCTTACAGGTCCGGCACGAGCGGCGCGCTGTAGCAGCGGCAGTTTTTGACTATCAAACCGGCAGGTGTTACGGTAAACCATCCGTTAGCAGACTGCATGGTGAACACATGACCCGCAAAACCCCGGAAAGTCTTATTGACGACGCGCAGGCGCTCGTATCTAGCGGTGCCTCGCTTGTTGAAGCAGGAAAGGCTCTCGGGGTTAAAGCGGATATTATCAGCAAGCGTCTCCGCGAGCGTGGCGTCGTGATAATCGCTGGCGGTCGCCCGGCGCCCAACAGACGAAAAGACCTTCCTGAGCGAACAATGGTCGAAGCCTACCGTTCCGGCGAAAGTGAGCTTGCCCTGTCTCTGAGGTTCGGATGCAACAGGTTTACCGTAACCAGAATACTGGACAGGAACGGGGTCGAGCGTCGAACTCGGTCTCAGGCAAACGTCCGCCGTATGCAAGACATGTCTTCCGACGCCAGGCGTTGCCTCATTGAAGCTGCTCGCGCCATCCGCTTTGCCAACATGCGGAAGGCTGCCTATGATCCGACTTCCACCCATTACTCTATTGGACCCGGTGAGCGCGAGATCGCAGACCGTCTTGAGCGATTGGGCTATTCCGTATCCCGGCAGGAGATGATCGGACCTTATTGTATCGACATGGTTGTCAGGAACCTCGCCGTGGAAGTCAAACAGAAAACCAGGCTTACGTTCAGCCCCTACAGCGATATTGAGCGCAGCAAATACATCCTCGAACGTGGGTTGTCCCTCGTGTTTGTCGTCTTCGATACCGCTAAGACGGTCGCCCTCGCTTTGGATGACGTAATCGCCTGCCTTGAGATCCTGTGCCGCGAGCCACCCCCGTGCAGTGAGTATCGGGTGATTTGGAGTAAGCTCGCACCTGCCACGTTGCGTCTCAATGACGACAAGAGGGCCTTCATACCAGTGCCGCCAAAGATAATGACAACCGTTCGTCAGGGAAACTTTAGTCAAACCAGGAAAGCAGTTGGGTAGGGCGCCTGCGT